ACTTCCAGCAGCGGGACCGTGTTGGAGTGCGGCGGAACTAACATCAGCAGGAGACCATACTCGGTAAGCAGTTTCAGTACCAGCAGCAATCTCGGCTGTGCTTACGGCAGACAAAGTAGAGGACAGCGGACCATAGTTATCAGCAACGAGACCGCCAAAATCTTGATTTCCTGTTAGAGTTCTTGTGCCAGTTGTAAGTAGGTATTGAGTATGATCATCGTCACCCAGACCAGACAAAGCTCCGTGATCGGTAACCCCAGCAGCGGGACCATGTTGGAGTGCGGCGGAACTAACATCAGCAGGACTCCATACTCGATAAGCAGTTTCAGTACCAGCAGCAATCTCGGCTGTACTTACAGCAGACAAAGTAGAGGACAGCGCACCATAGTTATCAGCAACGAGACCACCGAAGTCTTGATTGCCAGTCAACGCTCTCGTACCATCAGTGAGTAGGTATTGAGAGTGATCATCGTCAGCTAGACCAGACAAAGCTCCGTGATCGGTAACCCCAGCAGCGGGACCATGTTGGAGTGCAGCGGAACTAACATCAGCAGGAGACCATACTCGGTAAGCAGTTTCAGTACCAGCAGCAATCTCGGCTGTACTTACAGCAGACAAGGTGGAAGATGTTGAACCATAGTTGATTGCGACTTGACCGCCAAAGTCGAGGTCTCCCGTCATGCTGTTTGAGCCATCTACCGTTAAAAATGAATCAGTTGGATCAATACCACCTGGACCTCCAGTACCAGACCCAGTAATAGAACTCCAAACCGCAGATGTGGCGGTATTATTAGTTAGGATAAAGGACTCTTGTATAAAATCATTAGTCCACAGGTCATTGACTCCAAAAAGAATACCACTAAGACCATTTCCTGCGCCGTCATCATTAACATTGGGAGACCTGTTTGTTTTAACAAGATTTTGTGTAACATACCCCCTAGAAATAAGAGCAGCCTCAACACCCGAACCATTACTAGGGAGTCCCGCACTAACAATCCCAGAAGAGTCAGTAACTTTTATGCCGTCAGTGGCATTTATGATAGTGGCATCCTTATCTCGGAAAAAAATGGTGTCTCCTGGGTCAGGAGTTACGGCGGGGTCTTTATCGTCGTGGGAGATGGTCATAGTTAAAATTTCAACTACGGTATCTAGCTATTTTCTTCTCGCCAATACGCAAAAAAGAAACCCTCACGAAAGTGAGGGTTTCTTCTATATAAATTTACTTTTCTAAGTATAAACTAGTCTGCTCGCTTGAAATATTCAGATACATACTCTCGCTTGTACTTACGGAAAGCGTTTCGGATACCAGTTCGCTTCATTACAATCTGCTCTTTAGTAGTGATAGACCAAGGCTGACCAGCAATAGCTTTCCAAGCGGACTGTACTGCTTGCGATTGCGAGCGTGTCAGTCGGTTCATAGCGAAGCCTCGGATCATGTGTTGGTTTTCACTAGTTACTAGTACACGGGGATTACTGTCTGTAGAGTTAGGAGACGAGTAGTTAAATGTAGACTCAATCAGTTTGCTTTTCATGTTTGTTTATTAGTTTTTTGTAGGGGCAGGGAGTGTTTGATTTCTCCTTGCCCTGCCCTATATTAAAGCCCTGCCGCCCCGGATTTTGGAACATTTTTCTTGGCATCTTCGGGAGAAAAGGAGTCCAGGGATCCCTCCTTGTTAAACTCTGGAGCGAAGACTTTTCCCTTTCCATACTTCAGGATCGCCTCCGCAATCAAGACAGCAACTTCGGAGTTGATAAAACGCTTAATGTTACGCGCACCGTACTCTTTGGAAAAACCTTTCTTTGAGATGTAGTTTATCAGTTTTAGATTTGGTGTGACTGGATATTCTTTTAGGATTTTCCTGGTAATCTTCTTGGCATCGGATTCACTTAACTCATTGAAGTATACGGTTGACTGAATACGATTGACGAACTCGGGAGAGAACCTTTCCTTAAACTCTTTGTCGATAATGCTTTTCGCCTCTTCGTAGCTTTTAGTTTCCTCACCGCCAAATCCGACAGAAGTTTTACCTACAAACTCACGAACACCAATGTTGCTGGTCATAAGGATAATAGACTTACTAAAGTCTAGAACGGTTCCGTGGGAATCAGTAATCGTACCCTCATCAAGTAAGTTTAGAAGAACATCGTGCAACTTGTGATGAGCTTTCTCAATCTCATCAAAAATAATAACCCATTCATTTGACTCATCAGCCTTTTCTTGAAGCAAAGCCTTTTCTTGATGCCCAACATATCCAGGAGGAGAGCCGAGAAGTTTTGCGTATTCGTGGCTTGAACTATACTCTCCGCAGTTGATTTTTAATAACCGCTTTTTGCTCCCAAAATACTCCTCAGCAAGAGCTTTGCCGAGTTCCGTTTTTCCTACTCCCGTGGGACCAATGAAGAAATGAGTAGTAAAAGTATTCAAACCAGAAGATTTTAGTTTGATAAACTTGACTAGTTCTTCAATAGCTTCATTCTGACCCACGATTCTAGACTTAAGCCTTTTACGCAATCTCTCAATGGAGCTTAAGTTGTTAAAGGTTTTATCAGTTTTGGTCTGACCAAAGGTGACTTGGGTATCATCTTCTTTATCGGAGAGGTTGTTGAGAGCATCGGTTACGCTTGTAATTCCCAGGAAGCTGTACACTTGAGTTACGCCGTCTGCAAGACTTGCGACAATCTCTGATGCTACAGAATGGAACTCTTCGTTACTAGAAAACTCTGCCCTGAGATCCTTGAGAATCTTATCTGTTTCTTTGATAAAGTAAAAACAAAGGTGCGCCCGATATTCGCCTACGGTGAAGGAGTCATCTTTGGTTAGCTCTCGCAACTCAGAAAAAAACGGTTTGAACTGTTCCTTACTGAGCTTTTTTACGCGTATAAATTTATCTAATTCTGGGTTATAAACGAGATAGTTGTTTTCTTTAGTCATTGAGATAATCTTCAAAAGACTTAGGGTTATCACGATCTTCACTCTGATCTTTGGATTGAATGTCGATCTCCTTTAGCTTGATTTTGGTTAAAGTATCAAGAGCCTTAGTCTTGTGATTCTTTGCAGATTGAACAAGGTCTAAGGCTCTGGTAATGATGACTCTGGTTTGTGAGTCATCAGGGTTGTTCTTAATCCTCTCTCGTAGTTCGTCTAGAAACTCTAAAGCCATCACTCGATCTTCATCGCACTCTTTGATTGTGTCCCTGAGCATCTTTTCGACGCGAGTAACTGGAATGCCTTGTGGAGTATATTTAGCCATTATTTTAGGGGTGTCTTGCGCCTCTTTAGGTCTTTAAACTTTCTAGTGGCGTACCCTTTTTGGGCTTTGCCTTTTTCGGTGTCTGGCATATCATCAGGACCATGTTTCACTTTGGTTCTTTTGGTATAGGCACGAATCTCGTTAGAGGGAGTATCGGCTGTGAAGCCTTTTACTACTTTTCCTCCTGGATTTTCGTCTCCCCAAGTAGACTTGGTAATAACATAGATTCTACCAGCAGCAGGAGTGCTGAAAACAGTGCCGACAGCCTTGTTCTTCAGCGCATACCCAATACTTGGTAGAACCGGGAATCTAGCCTTTTTAGCTAGGTCCAATTTACCCTTTCGTCCTTTTGCGGACTTAATGTCTACTTCTCCACCAGATTTCTTTTTGACCATATTTGAAGTCTCAAACATATCTAGTTGTCGTAAAGGTATTCATCTTGGATTTTTTTAGTTGCTCCCTCATAGAAAGACGGTTTTGGTACAAGATTTTCAGGAGGGGTTTCTCCATCAATTAGCTTCATAGCTGCTTCGTGACTAAGGAGAGCAAATTCCCTAATATAGTTATATTGGTGCATTACTCGTACATGAAAGTCCATCTTGTGCCATCTCTCTGCGTGGTACTTGTGGTAGTCCTCAGCGGTCGCGGTCTTGGTCATTACTTTATTAAAGGCGGGGTCACTCCGATTCTGGCGGGGATTCCTGGTCAAGTTCGCCTTTCTCGATGCGCTGTAGGAGCATAGCGTCCATATCGTCCATTCTGTACTTTTTTTCCTTTCCTTTTAAAGTATACCAACCAGCGGCGTGTTTTTGGACGATGCCGTCTTTAACGGCTTGCATAGTTAGCCCGTAGGACGAGGACAGACCTCTATCGAAAAGGAGCCTGAATTCACACTCCTGAAAGGGGATAGCCACTTTGTTCTTTTTGTTGCGGATCTTCCCCTCAATTCCAAGAGGGTTATCATGCTCGTCGTTAATAATATCATTTTTACCTACGGAGGGGATTAAGGATACTGCACAGTAAAAAATCAATGACTTGCCTCCACCAGCCTTTGTGGTGGGATCACCAAACATCACGCCAACTTTATTACGAACTTGATTGATAATGATTAGTCCGGCGTTTTGCTTGCGAAGAAGTGAGTTGACACGACGAAGACAAATGCCAGTAGCCTTAGCCCGAATAGCTCCAATCATTTCTGGGTTGGCTCCAAAGTTATCCTCCATCTCTTTTCTACACGGAGCAGTTCCAATACTATCAAAACCAATAAGGATGGGAGTTTTCTTGTCCTTTTCTCGGATAGCTTTAATAACCTTCTCAACGGTTTCAAAGCAATCCTCAATTGTTTCGGGCATAGTGTAAATCAACTTATCACCATCCACTCCCAACTTTTCCGCAAACGCTGGAGAATAAGCGTGTTCATTATCAATCATTACTGTGAAATAACCTTTTTTTTGCGCTCCTCTGAAAGCGTGTGTAAGGAAAACGGTTTTGGCAGTTGAGCTTTCCCCGTAAATTTCCGTGATTCCGCCAATTGGATATCCTCCGTCGTATCTTCCACTTATGATTTTGTTTAGGGCATACGAGCCGGAGTCCACAAAGTCGCTCCCTATCACGGATTCGTTGAGAATAGTAGCGTTGTCTAGCTCTTTACAGATATCACTAAAGATATTATTATCCATACAGTATTAAAGCAGAAGACAGGACATATATTAACCTATATGTCCTGTCTTTTTTTGTATATTGACTTATGCTTACGGGTGACTTATGCTTCCGGCTTACTAGGCGTAGCCTTCTTCTTAGAAGCCTTCTTAGGCGTTGTCTCGGCTACTTCAGGAGCTACTTCAGGAGCTACTTCAGCGGGAACTTCAGGGGCTGATTTAGCTGCTTTAGCTGCTCTTTCCGCATCAATAGCGGCGGCACGGGCGAGTTGTCTGCGGCGTATAGCGTTTACCATTTCTTCTTCTATTAAGGTTAGTTGGGGTGGTGGTTTGTACCCTGCAACCTCGACTATTCCCCCAGGTTGCACGGCAACTAGTTTGTTACCCACATAGGTATATACCGTCACGCCAGTTTTATTTTGGTATTTCATTTCTTACTTTATTTAGCCTGTGTTCGATCATTTCTTCCAACATCTGGTCGAACGAGTATTCTGGCTCCCAGCCTAGAGTCTCCTTTAGTTTAGAGCAATCGCCCTTCAGATCGTCCAGTTCGGTGGGCCTAAAATATTCCGGGTCTACTACTACAAAGTCTTCGTAGTTCAAGTTTAGCTTAGAGAAGACTTTCTCGCAAAGCTCTCTGATGGAGTGGGACTCTCCAGTAGCACAAACAAAATCATCGGGAGTATCGTGTTGAAGCATCATCCACATTGCTCGTACATAGTCCTTGGCATGACCCCAATCCCGCGTAGCGTTCAGGTTTCCGAGAGCCAGCTTATCCTCCAACCCTAGAGAAATCTTCACAGCCCCGTCTACAACTTTGTTAGTTACGAAGTTCAAACCTCTTCGTGGAGATTCGTGATTGAACAGGATTCCATTAGAAATGAACAATCCATACGAGCTTCTGTAAACTCTGCACAGATTATAGGCATATAGTTTGGCGCAAGCATAAGGGCTTACTGGTCGCATAAGAGTGTTCTCTCTGCGGAAGCCGTCCTCGTCAAACTCGTTCCCGTACATTTCTGAGGAACCAGCCTGATACATTCTTGCTTCTGGGCATACGAGTCTGAACGCCTCTAGTAGATTGAGAACTCCGTTAGCGTCTGCCATGGTAGTAAAGCACGGTTGCCCGTAACTGATCTTTACATGGGACTGTGCAGCTAGGTTATAGATTTCATCTGGCCGAGACTGATGTAGTGCAGAGATTAGAGAGGGCATATCTGTAATATCACCGTACACCAGTTTGAGTGCTTCGGGGTATTTTCTCCTCAAAGGCTCAACCCGTAAAGTTTGGTTTTCTGGTGTAGAGTGCCTACGAATCAGCCCCCAAACCTTATAGCCTTTGGAGAGAAGGAACTCGGCTAGGTAAGACCCGTCCTGTCCGCTAATGCCAGTTATAAATGCGCTTTTCATACCACTTATAGGTGTTTGATACTCCCTCTTTAAAGGGGGTAAACTTATGGTTATTAACTAAAGATTTGAATTTTTTGTTAGATCCGTCTTTTCTGTATTGCCCGTCCAAATGACCATCAAAAACTACTTTTAGATCCTTTTGGGATTCTTCCAGGATCACTCGTACCATTTCGTCTATACTAAGGTTTTCGTCGGGAGCTACAATCAATGGAACATTGGAGTTATGCTCTTCTAAAAGAGAGGGGATTGCCCCACACAAATCGTCAACATATAGTTGCTGTCTCAAAGGTTTACCCGTACCCCAAAAAACAACTTCGTCTCCATCCTTTGCCTCTGCTATTTTTCGCACAGCAGCAGCAACGAAATGTGAAGATTTTGGATCGAAGTTGTCTTCTGGCCCGTACAGGTTGGAGGGAGAAAAGGTTGAGTAGTTGAGTCCATGCTGTTCTCTTACAGAGTTTATATGGACATACATTAGCCTTTTTGAGTACCCATATGATAGGTTAGATCCTGCTGGTGGTCCGTCGTGAATGTTTTCTTCGGAGAACGGATACTTGTTTACTTGATCTGGAAAAGCACAGGTGCTTAGTGATGCGAGCAGCCTGGGTATTCCAAGATCAACGCAAGCATCAACGACATTCATATTTATTCTCGCGTTTTGAATAAAGAAGTCAGCAGGGTAGCTCACATTATCCTGGATTCCACCTACTCTTCCAGCCAAATGAATAACAGCGTCCGGCATATGATTACGAAAGCAGTCTATAGTCTGCTCACGATCCGCAAGGTCCGCATCGTCTGACGATAGATAAATCCATTCGGGTCGAACTCGTTGAAGTCTTCGACCCAAGAACCCGCTTCCTCCAGTAACGATTACTTTGTCCATTTGTTTACTATCTGACAGATTTTGATGATGTCTTCTTCTGAGAGGAGATGGTGGTTGGGTAGGTACATACCGTGATCCTTTACTTTGTCTGCTTTAGGAAGTGCGTATGTCCCATACTTTTTGACATAGAAGGGTTGTCTTCCCATAGAGCCGGATATTAGTGGTCGGCACTCTATTCCTGCCTCGGTGAGTTTCTCAGCGATTAGATCTCTGTTTTCAGAGACAATGGGAAACGCAAAGTTAGAGGTATAGTTGCCCTGGTGGAAGACTTGATGCTCGGGATCAATGTAGCTCTGATAAAAAGAGAAGTTTCGGGATCTCTTTTGACAAACATCCGGCAAAACTTTTAGTTGTCTAAGGCCAAGAAATGCTTGTAGGTCAGTTGCCCTAATATTGAGACCCGCATGATAGAATGTGTAAAGAGAATCAAACTCTGATACTCCCCACTCTTTGCGAGCCTCTTGTTGCTCTTCCTCTGTCCAATCCCTGCTCCAACCGTGACTGCGAACTGACTTCATAATCTTGTTGTATTTTTCATTGCTAGTGCAGACCATACCGCCTTCAATAGTTGAAATGTGATGCCCAAAGTAGGTTGAGAATGTGGACATTGCGCCAAAAGTTCCGAGCTTCTTGCCATCAATCTCCGTACCCAAAGACTCGCAGCAATCTTCTAGAAGAATGTTATTGTACCTTTCGCACAGACTTACAATAGCTTTCATGTTTGGAGCGAGTCCAAGTACCGATACAAGAATAGTAGCCTTTGGCTTTTGTGTAGCGAGGATCTGCTCAAAGTGGATCAGATCCAAAGAGTAATCAAAAAGGTTACAGTCGCACAGAATAGGCTCCAGACCCAACTGCATAACAGGGGCAAGGTCGGTAGCCCACGATACTGCGGGGACCACTACAGCGTCACCTGGGCTTAGATCTCCTGCCTCCATCAGAGTAGCAAGCATGAGAAGGTTTGCTGACGAGCCAGAGTTTACAAAGGTAGAGTGTTTGGTTCCGAGCCATTTGCTCCACTCTTCCTCATACTGTATGGTAAGCTCTCCTTTAGTAAGGCGGGGATATGTTTTTATCCAGTCAGCAAGAGCGTCCATGTCTTGCTTACTGATAGTTTCTTCTGCTAGTTTTATATTCATTTCTTGAACCACTCGACAAACCTCTTTAGTGCGTAATCTAAGGTGTATTTTGATCTCCACCCAATCGCATCTGCTATTTTATCTGTTGATGCTTTGGCGTGGATAATATCCCCTTCCCTATGGTAGTCAGTAACAACGACAGGGGAGTTAGAGTTTAGTAGGTCTTTTAGTTTGAGGGCTACGGATAGTATGCTACTTTCTGTACCCGTTCCAACATCATAAGTTTCGTAGTTAGTTCTTTGCGTGTCTCCGCAAGCTAGTGTAGCATCCACAACATCGTCTACATAAATAAAGTCTCTTGTGGGTGTTCCTGAATCAAACACTCTAACTTCTTTATTCTTTTCAAACAAAGTGCTGAAGATACAAATAATTCCTGTATAGGGATTATACAAACTTTGCCCATCACCTATTACATTTTGGTATCTCAATATGGTGTAAGGTACTTTACTTGCTGTGCGAATAAGATGCTCTTGTGTTAGCTTAGTAACGCCGTACACGGAAACGGGTCGCAAGTCCAAGTTAGAGACGCAGTTCTCCCCTTCCCCGTACACGGCTCTAGAGGATGCCAGCACTATCTTCCTGACCCCGTAGTTTCCAGTGTTCACTAGCTCTAGCATAATGCTAGTGCCTATAATGTTAGCGTCACAGTACCGAGATATTTCATCCATAGACTGCCCCGTTCCTGTTTCAGCCGCTAGGTGAAAAATAACTTCAGGCTTATAGCTTAGAGCCTCCTCCCAAACACTCTTGTCAGATACGGGGCCAACAACATACTTAACACCATCAAGAGTCTCAACGCTCCCCTTATGTATTTGAGGGTGAAAGTTGTCTAAAACGGTGACTTCGTTATGCTCCTTTAGTTGCTTGGCTAGTCGAGTTCCGATAAACCCTGCCCCTCCAGTTATCAAAACTTTGGTATTCTTCATTTGGTAAAGAGGGATAGCTTATTTTCTCCGTAAAAGGTTTTTGGGAGGTCGTACAATGTACACTCTTTTATGTTGTTTGTTAGGTACAAGTTCTCTTCCTCATCCAAGTGAACGCTATTGAATTTTTTACTGTTTAGGTAATCCTCTATAACATCTACAGTCGAGGTTCCCGCCTCAAAAGACATATCATATCCGTACAAGTCCTTTCCTTGCCAAACAGAAGCATCAGAAGTGTGTAGGTCTTCAATCCAATACTGACCGCCTTCGTTTAGGTATTTGAAAAGAAACCCTAGACTAATCTGCTGATGCGCTGTAACATGGGAACCATCGTCTATTATGATGTCGAAAGTCCCAACGGAGTCCACTATAGACTGTAGACTCTCCCTGTTCGATTGATCGCACACAAAAGTTTTTACCCTGTCATTCTCATGCTGGGTTTGGGGGACAACATCTATGGCGTAGATGGAGGCGTTCGGGAAATACTCATACCACATCTTCAGCGATGGGCCAGAACCCACACCGATCTCCAAAATGTTCAGCTTCTGCTCCTTGATCTCTTCAAAGTGTTTCGCGTACTTGGGAGTGAAGTGTAGTCTTGGTCCGTGATGTCCAAAGGGGGGAGCCTCTGTTCCTTTATCCGAACCGTACTTATTTGCTATTGGTGTTAGGGTGTCCATGTTAAAAATGCTTTGATCTGTAAGTTTGTATTTCTCTAGCGTGTTGTTCGTCTGTTACTTTGTTCGATACTTGATTAGGTGACATTCTCACGGTGACGCAATACTCGTTTACTAGGATAGGGTCTCCGTACTTTTTGCCCAGCCTCATGTGCATATCAGAGTCGTTTATAATTATAAGGTCTTCGTCGTAAAAGTTGCCATCGTTAAAAAAGAACGATACGCTAGGGCAGCCGAGCAATGTTTTCAGGTTATAATCTATGTGAGGGGGAATATACCTAGTCACATAGCCTTGGTCTTCATAAAAATGATTAAAGCCTACGCCGCCCCATTTTTTGTCTGGTTCTTTTTGAATAGCCTCATCTATAAACTGTAGTGCTTTGGAATCAAAAAACCAATCGTCCATGTGCATGATCTTTATGTATTCCCCTTTGCACATCATGATTCCTTCGTTCATATTGATTGAGCTATTCCCTCTGCCCCTTTCGTTTCTGTAGTAGTTTATAGGAAGGCTATCCCACTCATCCAAGCAATCCTTTACGATGTCTGTTTTACTATGGTCAGTAACAACAATCTCATAGTCATCAAAAGTCTGGGCTTGTATGCTGAGAAGCAGTTGGTTTAGCAAAGAGGGGGCTAAACCTCCGTACTCATAAGTGGGTATACAAATAGAAAATCTCATAAAAGGTCGATCTCCTTATCAATGCGACCGAAAAAATCGGCGTACTTCATAGCTTCAGTATAGTTGTGTTCGATACTCTCTATTAAAGCGTCATACTTCTCCATTTTCAAACACTTTACTATGGAAAATAACTCTGCGGCGGTATTGAAAACCACCATACCTTTAAGGTCGAAAAACTCACCAACATTAGGCGCACCCCAATAAATTGGTATTGTTTTGGTTGCGAAACAGTCTATAAGTTTTTCAGTTATCCAGTTCTCTTCCTTTTCATTTTCAATGATGATAGAATACTTAGCGGTTTCAAAAGCAACATCTTTCTTCTCCAACCGAGGAGGGGTCATTATCGAAACTACATCGTAATCAGCATCCTGTGTTGCACTTTCTAAATAACTAAACACTTCATGCCTGATTCGATGCCCGTCTGTGAAGTTTTTGTTTGATGTTAAAAAGCTCAACACATCTTTTTTGTTTGGCACAAAGTTTTCCGTATCTATCCAACAGGTTCCATAAAGAAACCGTTTAGAGTTGGGGAAGTTTAGGAGTTCCTTATCCCACGCAAGAATAACATCGAATTTACTATGGTTCTGTTTAAGAAAGGGTATAGGGTTCCTTATAGATCTAGGCTCTATTTGTACCCAAACCTTCTTCTTTGCGCCCTCATCGAAGTGGGGTGAGTCGATAGATACGCTTACAGCCTCGCCCCTTTCTTTTAGTTTGTTCTCAATAGAAGAGTCTAAGGTGTAGAGACTTGGCTTTTTCATATTTGTGTCCATCTTTCTGGAATAAGGTCTTTTGTGTTGTGAGGTGCTTCACTTCCAAACCACCTTTTTGGTGCAATAACATCCTTATTGCCAGACAACCAAGCCGCCCACCAACTGAAGCTGCTGTTTGCTATAATGTTCCCCTTGCACTTTGACATAAGAAACATATCTTCCTCAGCACTTCGATGTTCGGAAAAGGTGAACTTATCTCCCACAAACCTTTTTTTACACCACTCGATATCGTCCGAAAAAACCATATAGTTGTCAGACGGCAGCTTATCCATAGCTTCTTCATAGTAGTCCATCCCACAAGGGGGGTGGATCTTACTTAGATTGCAATAATCCCCTCTCCGTACATGGATGCTTACAGCTTCGGGATCATAGTCGATCTCGTTCCTGAAAGAAAACTCCTTTCTGATGCTCTCTTCATAGTGCTTGAAGTATTTCTCGCTTTGGAAATACCCATGCAATGCAATGTTGGTTTGTTTAGGTAGGGGAGTATAATTAAACTCAGGCTCCCGATAGTAGGTCATTGACCCTAGAGGGTCAGGAGACCCTTTTTCCGCCGTCAAGTCGAAAATATCGAAAATATTAGGGTTGTTCGTTGGGAAGTATGGTGTTGCGCCAACCTTTTTAGATAATGCAAAGACGGCGGCGTATTGAAACATTTGGTTCCCTAGCCATCCAAAGTACCCCGGTACAAAAGTTACAGCATTCACTCCTTAATCCTCTCGTATTTTGGCTTCTGTTTTCCTACCTTTTCAAAGTAAACAGTTTTTTGGAAGCGTTCCCCTTTCATATCTCCCATAGGATTTCCATCGTTATAAATATAATTTATATCCTCTACGAACTTAGAATGGTCTTCCCCACACATTTCAATCATGGGAAACATAAAATAAACATCAGATGCGGACTCTGGATACAGGCCGTCTACCATAAGGTCTTCCTGCTTTATCTTGTTCCACAGCCACGCTTTCCAAGTCCTTAGATGGGAGGCGGTGAACCTTTCTGATCTCATTGTTTCTATGTTTGCTTTGGAAGTGAACCCTTTGATGAGAGAGCCGTCTCTTTCCATAGCAAACTGCCCATAGGTTAGCCAAGTCTCTCCATCTGAATAATATTCACACACTCTGTGAAACACATCCTGATCTGGTAGAAAATCGTCTCCGTCCACTTCGACTACAATATCCTCATCCTCCACTTTGCCTGACTCTCTGATAAGATAGTCATAGTTGCCAGCCTGAAACCTTTTCTTCTCGTTATCAATAAGGTGGAACCTTGGGTCTGAGTTTAGGAAATCCATGCACATCGCCACCGTACTATCCGTGCTAAGATCGTTAAAAATATAGCACTCAAAGTTAGTGTGGCTTTGATTTTGGATAGTCCACAAGCACCTCTGAATATAGTCTTCACAGTTATACGCTGTGGTTACTACGATGATTTTTTGTTCTGTCATAGATTTCCTCTCCCGTTAGTTCCTGCCAGTTCTGGTCGAACATTGATTAGTACCTTTTCGTACCAAGCAATCTTTGCTCCCGCAGCCTCACACTTCATAAGATGAAATGCGTCGTGATAGTTGTCCCCTCCCTCCGGCAGATTCGTGTCGAACGGCACTTTACTGGTTAGGCTTCGTCTGTAAGTGGGACAGGCTACATTACCAATAGCAAGCCCCCTCGCAGAGCTATCGCAAAGAACCATGCCCGTGTTGAACTTTAGTCCTGGGATAGCAATGTCTACCTTTGGGTTTCTTGTTAGAAAGCTCTTCATGTAACTACCAGCCCCTTCCACAAACTCGTCATCGTCATCTAGGATAGTGAAGTATTCAGTCTTGGTAAGGGCAGCCCCTACATTCAAAAGCATCGAGCCGTAAACATCAGGGGTCTTGGGGATAATATATTCGTTATAACAACTAATCCCGCTCCGCGATTTTGCCTCGTCGCCGTCAAACAGAACTAGCACATTTTCCTTTCCGAACTCACGCTGGGCGGATTTCACGGCATTGCTAAGGGTCGGTCTACCTAGCGTTCTAATTATTACAGTTATCATGCAGTAACCTCCTCTTTCTGAGTGGGGATTTGCGCTTTGTGCTGTAAGATAGTCTTGTACAGATGAAGCCTTCCCCCTACTAGCTTATTGATGTCAAACATACTGTTGCAGTATTGGCGAAGGTTTTCACCCATCTCCTTTACCTTCTTCGGATTTTTAGCTAGGTTAGACAGAACGCGAACCCAGTCCTTTGATTTGTTTTCCTTTGGAATAAGGTAACCGTTCATACCATTGACAATATGCTCGTCATAACAGCCAACATTAGTAGCCACAAGTGGTACTCCATAACGACCAGCTTCTGCGAGTTTGATTTCTGACTTGGAATCATTGAACTCGTTAGGTTCAAGGAAAGCTAGAGCAACATCCATGTTCGCATAAAACACTCCGTACTTATCGGGTGGCTGGGCGGTAAAAATATTGTAGTTAGATTTAGCTCCCATGCCAAAAGATAGGTTTTTCTCGTAACCTCTCCAGACATCTTGTTGCCACTCCTCCCAATCTGGCTTTCCATCCACCATAGGAGGAAGGGGTCTACCATAGAAGCCCCAATGCACTTTCTCCATGCCAACCTTTTGGTTGACGATGTGGGGTACTCCTCGGAACTGTTTTACATCAACATCGTGATGAATACCTCCTGCCCATCCAAACCTAGTTACCTTGTTAGCTTCGATTCTAGGAGTATTCCAGCAGTCAAGATCAAAATCAATTGCATTCTTTATAATCGCTAGACACCCACGAACATGGGGCTGGATTCTCTGCGCGAACTTAGCTTGGGTAACAGTTACAAGATCTACATTGTTATAAACATATTTGGTTAGTTCTGAAAGATTCTTTTCTTTATACAGTTCATACATTCTATGCCCCTCATAAAGATTAGTAAGAAGATCGTCCGTATCAAAGTGCGTCAAGCAACCATGAGCGTGTCCTTGCTTTAAAATCTCTATTGTGTAACCCCCTCCAAAGTTATGAATGTTTTGGGTAAATACAATATCCGCCCACTTAAAGTTTTCATATTGAAAGCCAGAGGGAGTCATAGTTTGTTTTTCCCTGTCCCATTGAAGCGGGTTGTCATCCCATCTAACTTCAACTTCATCAGGATACTTTTCTACCAACTTCTTAATTGGCATTAAAATTCGGTAATAAGATACCTAAGAACACCCGCCGTGATTCGACGGGCAAGCTAGAATGCGTAGCTTGCGCTTTGTCGAAATGGCGGGTGTTTCCTTAGTCTCCGTCTTTTCTAAATCTTCGATATTCATCGTATGTTTTGTTTATTAGGGGTGTGGCCTGTTATAGTAGTTAAAGTCTGTTTAGTCGTATTTCTTTAAGGTAATTTACCTTTATTATCCATATACCACTGTTTTGCGCGTTTCCTAGCGGCTTCCTTCCTTTCTTCCTTAGTGTTATACTTAGTAACTGATTTTAGCCAGTCCTCCCTTGATGGAGTTCCTGATAACCTTCTGCGAATCTTAGCAGCTTCTCGGCAACAGTCTTTGCAGTCTGAGCGATACTTACCAGTATCCAATCGAAAGAAGAAATTTTCTTTTGGTAAATCTTTATTGCAAACCTTACAGTTCATATTCTATGTAGTGTTACTGCCGAAGGTTTTCAAAAAATAAGGCTCCGCGCCGGAATGGGAACGGAGCCTTTTTAATGTTAGGTTTTAGAACTTCAGATCACCTGAAAGGTGAGATAGGTAGTCCTCGTTACCATCTTCAGACTTAGAGCCTCCCTCGGAGCTTCCTTCGGAAGACCTTGAAGGGCTGATGATTTGGTTGATTAGGGTAGATGTCTCCTCGGCAAACTCTTTCATTTCAGCGTAGTCTCCGATTTTAACAAGTCCGTGGATGTTATGAAGGGATTCCATAGCAGCATTAGTCTCCATTTCGGATGCAGCAGGAGTTTTCTTCGGACGGAACGAAGACTTATCGTAGTTAGGATAGCCTCCGATTAGTTCCTTTACAACCTTTAGATCGTTACCTTCTTTAAGGTCAAAAACGCTCTCCTCGTTGTCCCCAAGGTAATCTTCATCAAGGGCGGTCTGTAGAATTTTGTTGAACAGCTTTTGCCCAATAGAAAGAATTTTTACATCCCCATTGCGACGGTCGATACAGTTGAGGTAGTAACGCTTGTTGGCACGAAGAGCGCGAGCAGCAGAGGCTGCGTCTTCATTGTTTCCTGCGTTACGACCACCAGTAGCCTCAATGCGCTTCCACGCGGCAAAGTAAGCATCGCACACGGGACACTCTTCATCCTGAACCTTGCGGCAATGGTAGTTGCGACCATTGATTCTGTGGATGGCGGTTTCGGCGTACCATTCCTGGTCATCCTTATCCCAAGGCAAGATGCGTACATACGCCTCACCCTCGTCTAGCATGAAGAACTTCTCAAGGAAGTCCTGGTTGCCTCCGCCGCCCTGCTTGTTTAGGGAGGCGTACTTTTCTCGTAGTTTGTTTAGGTCAATTGACATTATATTAGTTTTGATTCGTTTCTTCGGTTAGCGGAAATTTGAATTAGCATATCTCTTGCGTACTCCAGGCTGTTGAGCAAGTTCTTTGCCAAGAGCATTTTGTACTGAGCTTTTTCTGATGCAGCTTTAACAGATTGAAACTCTGGGGAAGCCAGAACTTCAGATGTTGTAGCGTCAACAGTTGCCTTTTTTCCTTCGGTTAGTAGTTGGTTTCGGAACTTAATTTTTAGTTCAGCTTCTACTCGTTCCACAGCAGCAACTGATTGGTCATATAGTGACCGTGCGTAAGCGTAAACTCCACCAAAGAAAGCGTGGTGTGTAGGTAGCTTCTCTAATAGGGAGTCTACGCTATTTGAGTCTAGGCTTGTGTAAGCCTTTACATACTGCTGGTATTTATCCTCCAGCGTTTCGTATGTTTCAATAATCTCTTTAGATGCGTTCATTGTGTAAGTAATACCTCGTTTATATACGCGATAAGCTCTGGATTCTGGGCGTGTAGCATGAAATGTCCACACCCGCAAAGAGCGGCGAGATACTCGTTAGTTGGTGTTGGCATTTCACCTTCTGTTGAGCCTCCCATACCAGCATATTCCATTACGATGTGCCAACACTCATGTAGAAGCGTCTCTGCGATAGAGATTTCTTGAATACCTTTGGTGTAGATCATAATCTCATTTTTTCCGAAGTCTACATAGCCCCAAGTATCTTCCGTCTTGAGTGTGTTAGTAGTGTATTTTATATTAAATACCTTACCTCCGTAAAGGATTATAGCTGGTCTGTTGAAGCTCATTTTTGTGACATGATTAATCTAGAGTAGTCTACCCTGATCGGCACGGTATATCTAGCGCGTCCGTTGCGGGACTTCATTAGGTACACTCTAGCTTCTCCTTTGTCGAACTCTTCTTCGCGCTGGTTGATGGAGAATGAAAGGTCGGCTACACGAATCTTGCCATAAGAATCAGCAAGCTCAGTATCGGTAATGGTTTCCACCTTGCGCCCCTCTCGGTTAGTTTGGGTAGCAGTCCATAGCAATAAATTATGCTCAACTGCAATACCACGAAGCTCTTGAGCCAAACGCTCCTGAATCTGATACTCTGACATAGTGTCATCCCCGGTCATTAGTTCCAGGTAATCAACTACAAGGACATCAGGTTTGAATTTTTCATAGTTCTCTAACTGATTCATGTAAGCCCTAAGAGCAGGAATAGTAAGTCGTTTAGTTGGAAACTCTTTGATTTTTAGTTTGCCCATCCCTTTACCGCTCTCTGACAGCTTGTCTTGGATTGCCTTGAGGCGATATGCAACAATAGAGTTGTTTTCCTTTGCCTCCGATAGCTTGGTGCGAGTAAGGATTGAGTCAATTCGTTGCGCGATTCGATCCTCGCTCATTTCAAGGGATATATAAAGAACATTGTGACCGTCAAGGATAGACCTAACTGATTGATTAACAAGAAAGATAGATTTGCCTACGCCTGGAGGTGCAACTACCATTGCAAACTCTTTGCGGCACATTCCCCCTTCTAGCTCATAGTTCACGGAGTCGAATGGGGTTCTAAAGGAGGGAGCAATAGACTTATTACTTAATCTCTCAATACGCTCGTCGTAGTCATCAATATAGTCTTGACCAAGATCAACCGTCCTCCCTACATTAAGGGCAGCGCGAATCTTATCTTCAATTAAGGAAAACTTTTTTCCTTTGATAAGATCAACCGACTCCAAAATGGCGGACTTAATTGACTGCTCTTTGGCGAACTCCTCTACCAAATCAATGTAGTATTCCGGGTTAGCCTCTGCTTGAATGTCTAGCTTATTGATTTGCTCTAGTTCATAGATATAGTCAGATAACCTTTCGGTATCGGATTTCTCGGCCTTTACAAAGTCAATGATTTGATCATCATTTGGAGTCTCCTTATACTTTAGGTAGTGGGAAACAATCGAATCCCAAATGCGCCCGTGACTAGGAAACTCAAAGTAATCAGCTTTGATCATCGGCATGACTTGAACTAGAAAGTTCTCATCATACTTCGACAAGCACAGAATACCTTGTTGTGTAGATTCTTGAAATGAGTATTGGGTCATTATTTCTTACCTGTCGAACCGAAGCCAGAGACTCCTCTGGAGCCTGATGAATTGGAGGCTTCGTCTACAGTATTAAAGACATCCAGATCGGGAATTCTCACCAATCTTGCCTGGATAGCTGGGGAAATAACCATCTGGGCGACACGCTCGCCCTCCTCAATTTTAATGGGTTCATGGGAGCGATTAGCTAGGATTATTTTTATCTCTCCTCGGTAATCGCAGTCAATAGTACCCGGAGCGTTAGGAATGATCAAATTTCTCAGACTTTGTGAACTTCTCAGCCTAACCTCTCCATTCCACCCTGGCTGAATGATCATACGCATACCCGTGGGAACCAGGGTTACGCAGTCAGGGTAGATCCACACATCCTCAGAGGCTGCTAAATCAAATCCAGCGGCTCCCTCAGTTTGATACTCCGGGTCAGGATTGTTAGACTCATTGAAAATATAGACATGAGGGAAGGAGTTAATCATTTTTAGTTTTTTGGTTCCTGTGTAGCATGGCTTAGTCATTCTTGGTTCGTCCAACATATTCTTTAGTTGTTTCCTTGTCAATCTTGTCTTTGGATTTAGATGCAACAGCTTTGTTTCGTTCGACAAGAAGACGCTTTCTCTCCTCGCCCTCATCAAATGTAGTTTTCTTAGCAACTCCTTGTTTTTCCCAGTATTCATAATTAATTTTTGCTTTGGAGTAAGGTGCTGCTCCAGTTTTCCCTTTAAGGGCTTTCTTAGATTCTTCGATTTGAAGCTCCATCCACTTATGCTCAGAGTCAGCCGCTGCGCGAGAATAAGTTGGATTATTTGTACCCACGACAATCCCGTTTAGTGACAGGGTAGGAATAAAATCCATCTGCCCTTTACACACAGGACATTCCGCATGGTACGGAATGTACTCAGGAGGCTCCTCTAGATTAGCCCAGAGGATTCTTCCTCCAGGAAGATCGCATTCATAGTTTTGACACTGAAACTGCATTTCTTTAATGTTATCAGTATTTAAGTCCCCAGGCCACACGCCTCTTTTTCCCCAGTCTCTCGGTAAACTTTCATAGCACTCTAGGCAAGTTTTTTCCCATACAAAATCATAATCGCCGTTCTTCTTTAAAGTTTTTTCAGATATTTTAGAGGACCAACTTTTATGATCACAGGGGGAGTCATCAATAACCTCCTGCCCTTCAAACGGCTGCACTTCTTTATGGCATTGAGTACACTTCCACTTTTTTGCCACCATATCCGGCGCACGAAACTCATGTCTGCATTTAGTCATTAGATTTCGCAAGCTCCCGTAGCACAATCCTCTTGTGGAGCTAACTCCGCTTCAATCTTTCCTTCTTGGAATAGTTTGTCTAGGTCTAGCCCGTCAATTGAGACAGGTTCCAAAGGCTCATTACCGCGAGAACCCTGGCGGTACATTGTACACCCCTTTAGTTCATTAGCATAACTCAAGAGGGCATCCTGAACTTCGCTTGCTTTAAACTCAGCGGGAAGATTGATCGTCTTAGATATAGCGGAATCAATGTGAGCCTGGACAACTGCTTGCATGGCAATATGTTGACTTGGCGTAACATCATACGCTCCAACACAGTGAGAGATATCTCTACCCCTCAAGTACATATCCTTGAACAAAGGGTCAATTACAATGGTCTCATTCCACACGCCGTCTGTACCCGTTCTCCAGCGTCTCTTATAGACAGGAGAGAAGATAGGCTCCAGACCAGTAGAAACGCCGTGTACCATAGACACTGTGCCTGTAGGGGCAACCGTGAGGATAACCGCATTGCGTAGCCCGTTCTTTTTGATGTCAGATCGGATACGACTCGGCAAAGACTTCATGTACTTCTCTTCTCGTAGCTTTTCCCAGTCGTATGCTTGGAAGCTACCTTTTTCCCTGGCAAGTAACAGGCTGCTTTTGTATGCTTCGTTGCGAATGGTGGAGAACAAACGCTCGGTAAACTCCAGGCAGTTCTCATCCCCGTAACGAAATCCAGCTTTGATTAAAAAATAATGTAGCCCCGTAACTCCTAGTCCAATTCGTCGTGATCGAAATGCGGTTGCTTCGCATTCTGGAATCGGGAAGTGATTCGTGGTAAGAATGTTATCAAGGAACCGAACACCAAGGCGAACAGTCCTAGCGATCTTACGCCAATCAATATTTCCATCTGAATCAACCATATTAGACAGGTTAATATGACCAAGGCAGCAGTTTCCGTAAGCAGGGAGAACTTCTTCGCCGCAAGGATTAGTTGCTGGCATCTCTTCAAAATAAGAAACATTTGTGAACTCATTAGAGAAATCAATGTTAAAGATTCCAGGCTCGCCAGATTCAACGGCATTGTTAATGAGGTTCTTCCAAATATCCCTTGCTAGTAACTTTACTCGTCTGGGATTTTCAAAGGTATCTTCATAATGCTTTAGGTAATGTAGTGTTGCCTTTCCAACTGCGTGTTCTTCAGACTTAGCTACAACCCTAATAGTTTCATCACGGTAACAAGACTTGCGATCTAACTCATATACATCATATCTTTCGTGTCTTCCACCAAAAGTAAAGTACCACTCCTCATCATTCTCTACCGCTTCCACAAATCTCTTGGTGATAGCGACTGAAATATTGAAGTTGGTTAGTTCCCCACGGTCCAGCTTAACCTCTAGAAATTCTAGGAAGTCTGGGTGAGTGACATTAAGGATAGCCATTAGAGCAGTCCGTCTGTTCTTTCCTGCCCTAACATGAGTCCCGATCTCGTTAATCATTTTCATAACAGAGATAGATCCTGGTGCAGAGTAAGGAATGTTTTGAATGTTGTCTCCTAGTGGACGGATCTTAGAGAAGTTAAAGCCAACTCCGCCCCCACCACAAGAGATCTTATACATATCAGAAATAGTTTTCCCGATACTCTCTACGCTATCCTCGGGGTCGAGTACATAACAATTTAGTAGGTTCTGGTTAGGGCGACCAGATCCGTAAAGGATGCGACCTCCAGGAATAAGGTCACCTTCACCAACTGTTTGGTAAAACTTTTTTTCCCACACTTCTTTGTTTTCATCGGTTTCGGCTCCCGCTGCGTGTTTTGCTACCCTACGGGCGCAATCCTTCCAAGTCTTTTCGCCTGGGTAGGCATACTTGTCTAGGAATATTTGGTATCCTAGGCTATCTTGTGGTATTTCAAACATATATTACAAAAATTAGGGCGTTTTATCTATGGAATGTGGTTATTTTATTCTTCTTTTTTACAATGAAATTTTCTGCTTCATTTTGTAACAAAGATACGAACTCATCATTATGCGTAATAATGAATACTTTTTTTTCTTGTGATAATTCTTTCAAAACTTCAAACAAAGAAACTACACCTTGGGCATCTAAAGTATCCGCAACCTCATCAAAGAAGACTATGTTTGACCTTTCCTTTCCAGTAAGTAGAAGAAGGTCATTTAGAGCCAGCATTACAGCTAGGGAAACTCGTTTCTTTTCGCCACCCGACATAGAGTCAAAGAAGCAAGGCTCACCATCATTAAAGATCTCCTCCTCCAAGGAATCATCAAACTTTATGGAGAACCTGCCCTGAGACAGAGAAAACATATAAAAGTTGCATCTTTCGTTGAAGAACTCCAGAATATTTCTAATGATATACTTTATTATGCCAGCCTCGGAGAAAGCTGTCTCCCAAAACTTCATAATATCGTATTGCTTTTGGTGACGAAGTACCTCTTGACCGTGAGCATCCACACTTTCC